ACATATGGTCAATACATGGTTAAAGACCTTGAGGTTGAAATATACACGGGCTGGAGAATTAAGAAACCACCATCTGACAATATTGATGCATCTTATTTAACCACATCCTTGCAATCTAATATATCCAATACAGATATGTCCTTTACTGTTTTGGACAGATCAGTGCTCCCTACTGGTGGTGCTGGAGATAGCTTCATTGTAGTTTTAGATAAAGACACTCAGTCAGAAGAAACAATTCTTTGCGCATCTGTTGATTCATCTAATGTTGTTACCATTCTGGAGAGAGGGTATGGCAACACGATTGAAAAATCACACACGGCTGGTTGTGAAGTTCGGTTTGATATTTATGAATATGTAAAAAATGGAACATTCTATGTTGACGAATGGTCATCTGGAACAGACATGTCTGTTAGTGCAAACCTTCAAGACTGGGGTAAGTTCCTATCAGAAAGAACAATCAGCTACGGTTTCTTTATGCAAAATGCTTATGTTGGAGATGCCATTGAGAATCTCTTAATGAGAGCAAACTTCCCAAGTGCAGATATTGTCAAACTGAATAACTATCGCAGAGGTGCAAAGAGCAGGGGTGCTGTTGCATCATTTTCTTTCAACGAGGAGTCTATTGATAGAAGCGGTAATAATATTGTGTCATCAACAGGTCTTCGTGCTCGTTTCTGGGCAATGCCAACTAATAAGAGAGATAGTAGTGTAAAAGATATTGTTGCGGATGCAATTGATAAGGAACTGAGCCCGCTAGATAAAGCGCTCGGAGAAAAGGCATTCTCGTCACCATCATACACCGCATTGTCAAAAAACATATCTTCATCTTCAGCATACGCAGTTGATTTATCAAACTTTTCATTCACTGCACTAGACTCAGCAGTTTATTCTGAATACTACAATGGTGTATTTGATGGATACTATATATCCCCAGCTTTTGGGTTAGAGCAATTAGTAGTAACGATCTCTTACGGTGGGGTAAGAATTTATCTTGATGACATGCTGATTCTCAATAAATTTAATCTAGCAACTGTGTCAACAAGGTATGCATCACAGATGATTAATTTTAAAGCTGGTGTTCCTAGAAAACTAAGAATTGAGTTTTACCACTCCTATAATAATGCTGGGTCTCCATCATTTGATATATCTCTTTATAGAGCACCAGACGGAGGTAGCGATGAATTAATTAGTGCAAGCCAGTGCTGCACTATCGTTGCTATGGATTCAATAGGTAGCAAAAATGCCTCGTCAAACATTGCTAATGAGGATGCCTTCAATCATCGCAATAATGGAGTCTATGTCAATTCCCCAGTTCTTAACCAACCATCGGGGCTCACATCTGATCCAGGTGATAAATCTGTTTTACTTCAAAGTAATTCGTATGTGAGGATTCCATATTGTGCATCAAGCAATTTAACATCTCAAGCAGATGATCCTTGGTCAATTGAATTTTTTGGAAAGTTTCATAATGGCTCTTTTTCTAGTGACGGGGAGTATATTAGTAACTGGGGTAATGCAAATCCAACAACTGGCTTTGAATTCTTTAATAACTCGTCATCAAATGGGTTTAAGATTAAATGTGTTCTTGCAAATAGTGCAGTCGTAACAGAAACTGTTTCATCAAACACTGCTTTATCAAATTCAGCTTTTTCTCATATTGCGGTAACTTATGATGGTCTTTATTTGAAGTATTTTGTAAACGGTGATTTGAAAGATACTGAGATTATTGAAGGAGTTCCAATTTCTTGGGCATCTAAGGATATTACAATCGGAGGCAGAGGATCATACTTTGACGAAGGTATTGCAGCACCTGGAGTCGCTTTATCGGGCACAGAAGTTCCACCAACAACTGCAAGAAGTCTGTATGTTGATGAGTTTGCCATGTATAGAAAATGTCTTACTGATGAGCAAGTTGAGGATAGATATGTTGAATCATCAATTCAACCTTTAACAGAGTTTGCTTTTCTATACGGTAATGAGAACTCTATTAGAGAGATAGCAAATGATATTTCTTTTGCGGATATGGGTCGTTTCTATATCAATGAATATGATAAAGCAAAGTATGAACACTTTTATAGGTTCTTTGAACCATCAATTGATCAGCATGCAAGTATTCAGACTTCACTTAGCGATTCTACAAACATAACAAAAGCAGACTATGTTGTTTCACTTCAGTGTAATAAAGTTGTAATTCCTATCTCGTCTGTTCAAACAATTTCTGGGTCATTACAAAAGCTCTGGTCTCCACCAGATAATGCTTCATTAACAATTACTGAATTAACTGCCAATGTTACATCTTCAGATACATCAATGTATGTACTATCAACAGTGACAACGCAATTTCCACAGACTGGTTATTTAAAGATTAATAATGAAATTATTAAATACCTATCAAAGACAGCAACATCTTTTAACAACCTTGAAAGAGGACAGTTCCAAACGGTTGCTGCAAATCATACCACTGGTAATAGGGTAAGAGAAACTAGATATTATGATGTAAAGTTTGACAAGTCTCCAGCGTACAATGTTAGATCACCATACATTGATGCAATATTGTTTGAATACCCAAGTTTGATAAACATAGATAGATTCCTATCGTATGCCTACGGAGCGGAGTTAATTGTTTCTGCAGCAAGCGGTAATGACATTCATTCGGTAGCTTTCCTTCAGGGAACAAACCCAATAACACAATATCCGTATGCTACAAGTATTGTTGGTACAGCTGTCGTTATGTCAGAACAGAACGCTCAAGTAAAAGAACAGTCAGCATCAACGAGTGAAAGTATTAGAAAATACGGGGTTAAAGATTTAACTCTTCAAAGCCCACTTATCACAGACTCAGTGCATGCTCAAAAACTGGCTGATTTTATCATATCAAAAACACAACTTCCAGTGCCTGTTATTAATATTGATATTGCAGCAATGCCCAAGATTCAATTAGGTGATAGAATTAGAATAACAACACTAAGCGCATTGGATATCACCAATAGTGATTTCTGGGTAATATCTCACAACCTAACAGTTGGAGATAATGTTACCCAAAGTTTAGTGTTGAGGAAGGTGTCCTAATGCCTAGTGAGAATACAATATACTTCTACCCTGGTCGTGGTGGGCACTCTCATGATGGGAATAATTCAAGCTTTATTGATACTTCTGTGTATTCCTTATTTGATTTTTCTTGGGGCGAAGTCGGTGATCCAGATAGGGTTGCTTCTCAGAGAATAAACTATAACGCATTTAGAGACTTCGTTATAACTACTGTCAATGGATCAATACTAGAGCCATCTGGACTCGTTCTTCAGCCAGGAATGGTGAACGGATCTGCTCATATTATTTCAAGATCAATTGAAGCTAACACTATTGCGGCAAATACATTAACTGCAAATGAGATTTCTGCAAATACAATTACATCAAATGAACTAGTTGCAAACTTTGTTCTTGTTAATACAATAATTGCAAGTAGTGATTTTAATGGAACATTTGATGCAAATACATTTACATTAAGTAACACTGGGACAGATGGCTGGGCTATTACAAGTGCAGGTGATGCCGTGTTCACGAATGGTCTTTTTAGAGGAAATCTTTTTGTTGGTGCTAACGATTATTGGTATTCAAATGGAGATTTTGCTCTTGGCGGGAATACTGGTATTTATAGAAATGCGGGCGGGGGAATTACTCTTGGTGCTAATGTATCAATACTTGGTGGAGTGATAGCTACCTCTGTTGCTACTCCAGGTATTGATATTGATGCTAATGGAAATCTAACCGCTAATACATTTGCTCTCTATGGCAATGGCGCAATCGTTACATCAAGTGGTAATTTTAGCGTTGACGCATCTGGTAATTTATCTGCAGAGAATGCATTAATTCGTGGAGAATTATCAAGTGATACTTTTGTAACTCATAATAGACGGGGTATTGATCAGCCATTTTATACAGTACCAACAGTTCTTATTGATAATAATAATAACGAACTTGCTCTTAATAGCACAGATGGCGGCTTTCTCCTCTCAGCCAATAGACTTGAAAGATACTCTACTGGAACTGATATTTACGATTTGTATTTTGATTTTGTGAATCTTAATTATGATTTTGGACTTGGCACAGTTGACGCTTTGAATATAGATGGGTTCACAACAACTACTTGGAATTTGGATGTTGGCGGTCCTGGTATAACATATGGCGCAAGTAATCTAGGTGGTGGTTTCCCTATTGCTTTTGGGTATGATAATGGGTCTGGGCAATTAAGAGCTATCGTCAATAACGATACTAATGTTTATTTTAATCTTACAAAAACAGCAGTTTCAGATAGAAGACTAAAAGATAATATAGAACCGATTTCGGATTCAGTGTTAGATAGATTTTATTCAATAAAAATTTATGAATTTGACTGGAACGATAAAACACCACAGTCTATGAAATACACGGGTCGTGGTGTTGGTGTTATAGCTGATGAATTAAAGACACTATATCCAGACACTGTTGATGACTCTGAAGCCTATGAGGGTTGGGTACATCGTTATGACGAACATCCTGAGGGATTTTCTGTAGAAGAGATGAATAAGTTCGGCTCAGATTACTATGAGTTTGTTCCAGGAGAAGGGGTTTGGAAAAAACCAAGATATGCGTCAGTTGATTATACTACCCTCATTCCTCATCTGATATCAGCTGTTCATGCTCTCAACAATCGTGTCAAAGAACTGGAAAATGAGGTATAATAGATAAATGGCTTACGAGAACTATTCACAAGTTTCATGGACTGATGGAACCCCAATTACTGGAGACAGGCTCCAGCAGGTGTCTACAAACATCCAGCAGGTTAAAGAGGCTACTGATGATAGTCCGCAGGGTATTAAGAAGATTAAAACCATTACTAGCAATAGTAACTCTTTTAATAACTTTTCAACATCAAATTTGATTGTTTCATTGGAAAATGAATCTGGAACTGGCGGTCCAGATAATAGAGTTACTATCTCAGCTAGTCGTTACTATAGAGTAACCATTTCATTTCCTGGTTTTGTTGTTGACGAAAAGGGAGCTGAGGATGCTAAGTATATTCTAAAGATTGCAAACGGAACTTTTGGAAGTGCAAATACAACTTTGTATAAAGCAATATTTACTCCACCAGTGTTTCTTTTTAGCAATGTTACAGCAGGTGCTAACTCTGCTGTTGCTGCATTTAAAAATGCAGCATATGATACATTCTTTGGTGCTGGAACACACTCTGTTATTCTATCCAGCAATATTTCTGGGGCTAATTCTCAAACATATTTTGCAACTGTTGAGAGAGAGCA